AGAGAGAAGCAGCGCGTGGTTCTTGTTGCCAGAGGCGTCGAAGATTTGGCCTGTGTCGGATTGGGCGTCTTTTGCGTCCCACATGCCGGTGATGCCGATCTGATTTACTTGAAAACCCGTTACAGAGAAGTTGCTTGAACTTGCACTGTAGAATCCAATACGGGTAGCGGCAATCAACGAGATAAAATCAAAATATATCTCGCCGTCATTTGCCGAGGTAATCGTCGCAATTGTTTGACTGCCAGTACTAAGGTCTGTTGTTGCGGCAGATGTGATGGCTACAGAACCGGAGTTCACCGTAATGTTCAGTCGCACTCTAAAGGTTTTCCTGTTTGTCAGGGTGTAAGCAACAGAAGCAATGCCAAGCCCTGAAGTGTTAATTGCAGAAGTGATGTCGCTGCCGGAAGTCGTGAACGTCTCGTAACCAGATGCACCGGCAAAGTTTGCCCAAGTCCAGCTTGTCGTGATCGTCTGACTCGCCCCCACATCCGAAAACGGCACCCCATTAATACACAGCGAAGCCACTTCAGCAGCGGAGAGGGCGCGGTTGTAGAGGTAGCAGGCGCGGGTGGTGGACTCTGTTCGTATTGCGCTACTCCCAGAAATGTACGCAGTGAGCGAATTGGATAATGAAAATGGGGTCGCAGCAGTTATCGTCGCAGGAGCGCCAACTGGTTGCCCGTTTGCGTATATGGTCACGCTCCCGGCAGCAGAGGCAGATTCACGAACACACACCGCTGTTATTTGCTGCAAAGCATTGTCCACCCCGCCAACCGGAGTGACAGAGCTATAAGCTGTTGATGAGACTCCGCCATTTATTAAGTAGAGCGCAGCCGCCCCAGTGGTAAGAATGTTAAGCACAACCCCGGTAGTCGTAGAGTCTGTGTTTTTCCTAAACAGTCTTGTCTCAGAAGCCGGGGTCCAATCCGGCAGCGCCCCCTCCCAATGAATGCTGAAATTTCCAGTGCCGAAGTCAATGTCATCATCGTCCAGAACCTGAATACCGCTACTCCCAGATGCGGCAGCCGTCATCGACACCACCGGAGTCCTAGCAAGCGCCTGTATGCCACCACCGCTGATCGACCCACGAACCTGGAGGTTATCTATAATCTCATTGCGAACGTCAGGCATCAGAAGCCTCCAAGAAGTCTACCGAACACTGTGGTTGACAGTGTGCAAGTTGTTGTCGCCATCGGCGTGATTGTGAGTTTGAGGTTGGTGCCATCAGAGTATCGGTTGGTGAGTGGAACAAAGACCGGCACACCTGCTGTCAGTGGGCCAGACACTGTCGCGTAGTAGTCTGCGTCACTGCCGTTGCCAATGGTGAAGCCTGCCGTGGTAGTCGCACTGGGCGTGAGGATGATGCCCTCGAAATAAAAGTTCGTCGGGTAGCAGGCTTGGTTCACACCGGGGAAATACTGAAGCTCGCTGGTAGCAGCCCAAGTGTTGTCCCATGTCAGTTGAACGTCTGGTCGTCTATCACCAAGGATCGTTGCACCAGAGGCAGGCAGCATCATGTGGTTCTTGTTGCCGCTTCTGTCTGCCAGCTGCCCGGTGTTGGTCTGGGCGTTGAAGGCGGGCCAGTGGCCGGTGATGCCTGCCTGCCCAAAAGTGCCATCAGCTATATATAACAGTTCCCCAGATGCACTGCTAGAGATCGTTGTGCTGGAGCCATCTTTGGCATAGATATACAGCCTGTCATTGCTGGTATTTGCGCCAATTGGCGCTACCGCTCCAGACACATCTACCCACTGACCATTGATTCCAGTGCCGTCAAAAATCGTAGTGGCCGCACTAACCGTCGAACTTCTAGTAATAACAAACCCGTCGATGTATGTTTGGCCTGCGGGTATGTAAACAGATAGTCTGGCCCATGCGTTTTTCATATTAGGTAGCAAAGTGCCTGTGGTTTTCGCTGCACCAGTCAGCCCTCCCGTTGCGTTTTTATCTATTCGCAAGCAGTTGTCTTTGCTGGTCGTTCCGTCAGATACTCCATCAACATTGGCCGTCACAGTGGCTGTAGAAGTAATAGTGACGAAACCATCAACGCTGGCACCCCAGTTGCTAGTCCACGTTGCAGTCTGATTGCCACCCACATCCGCAACATCCGGCCCCCTCAAACAATAAGCCAAACACTCCGTCACACTCAGCGCCCTGTTGTAGATAGCGCCATCGTAGTACGCGCCCTCGGTTGTGGTGGTGCTGGTGCCGAGGAGGTAGAGGTTGGAGGCGTTGTCTACGCTCATTGCTACAGCGGATGTCACCCCGTCATAGTTATAAGAGCCAGTTGCAGTTGCTACACCGAGAAAGATGTAAACCGTAGTTGCTGATGCCGCCCGGTAACTTGTTGTAAGTGTTCCTGACGCTCCAGCGGCAGTGCTTGCAGAGGCCAGCACAGTATCTCCTGTTGACGCGCCAGCTTGGATGCTCAGTCTTGCCGTAGCCGTGCCTCCAGACGCCCACGTTGCTGTCGCTGAGACAGTCAGTGTGTCGCCAGCAGCAAGACTGACCGCTTGTGAGCCAGCAGTAAGTGCCGAGGTTCGGTCTACTAGCATGGCCCCGGCATTCCACGCGATAGTGCCGCCAGAGCTGGTCGCCAAGCTCCACCCTGCTATGTCTGAGGCGAAAGTGCCGTTAGTCACCCTCTCTGATTGCGCCGTAATCGCCACAGCAGTACCAAGCTGCACCCCATCGACCACAAATGTAACTGAGCCAGCAGCAGATGTAGTTTCTCTCGTCACCGGGATGATAATCACCGGCTCGACATTGGCTGCAGAGGTCAGAGCCACAGTGCTGTCGTAGTTGGCTCCATTCAGAGTCAGCCGCACAATGCCGGTAGTCAGCAGCGTGACGATGATGCCAGTGGTGCCATCGTGCTTGTGGTACAGGATTTCATTGGCAGCAGGGCGCGTGGTGGTAAAACGCTTTCTCACCACTACGGTAAAGTTATTCGTTCCCATATCTATGTCAGCGTCATCCAGAACCTGCGGAGCGCGAACAGATGCGGAGGCAAGCAGAGCCACACGAATAGCCTTAGCAAGAGGGCTAAACTGAGACTGCAATGTACCCCTGTCGTCAGAGATAGTATCTGCCGTAATGTCGGAGGTGGTGATCGTTGAACCAGAGATGTTGGAGTTAGTGACGTTGATAGAATCCAGCGTCAATCCAGAGATCGTGGGAGTAACGAGTACCGCGCTTGTAATCGTAGGCGCTGTAGCAAATACAGCAGATCCTGTGCCTGTTTCGTCAGTCAAGGCCGTTCTAAGGTTAGCACTGGAGGGTGTTGCAAGAAACGAAGCCACCCCTGCTGCAAGGCCAGAGACGCCTGTGGAAATAGGCAAGCCAGTAGCGTTTGTCAGGGTGCCAGAAGTCGGAGTTCCAAGAATCGGAGTTACCAGGGTAGGGCTGGTTGCAAACACCAAAGAACCTGTTCCCGTTTCGCCAGTCACTGCTGCCAGAAGGTTTGCGCTAGAAGGTGTTGCAAGGAATGATGCAACTCCTGAGCCTAGACCACTTATCCCTGTGGACACCGGAAGCCCTGTGGCATTGGTCAAAACACCCGCAGAGGGAGTGCCAAGATTAGGAGTGACAAGGGCTGCATTGGTAATCGGAGCCTTGAGGTCTATCTGTGCTTGGATAGGGCTTGTTACCCCATCCGTGTAGTTCAATTCAGTAACAGTAGCAGTAATGCCATCCAGTGTATTGATCTCTGCGGCTGTAGCTGTTACTCCGTCAAGGATGTTTAGCTCTGCTGCTGTTGAGGTAACGCCATCCAGGATGTTCAGTTCGGCTGCTGTTGCGGTTACAGCCACTGTGTTTAAGGTAAGGGAGGGAATCTCAACCGTACCTGTGAATGTTGGGGATGCAGTATTGGATTTGGAGTTGACCGCTACAGCAATGGCTGTAAATTCAGCGTCAATCTCGGAGCCTTTAACAATCTTCGATGGGTTTCCAGATGTCAGGCTATCTTTTGCCGTAAAGTTGGTGGTCTTTGTATAATTGCTCATCTGATAGCCCTATAAGTTAATGAGGGTAAAACAAAGGGAGGGTGTTACCCCTCCCCTCGTCTCTTACTTAGGCATCAAGAACCGCAAGGATGAAGCCTGCTTCTGGGCGGTGAGCCTGAACACCGTACAGTGTGTCAGCGGTGTACAGAGTAGACAGGTACTCTTGCTTGTACTGAGTCTGTGAACGAACGCTCATCTGCTCACCAAGGACAAGTGCATCCTTGTGGAAGAAGAACGCGCCACGCACATCAATAGTGCCAGCACTGTTGGATGTTGCATCCTCAATCAGTGGGCAGTTGGAAGAGACATAAATGTCAATGCCGTATACGCTGCCGATCAAGCCTGACTGCACTGAGCGAGCATTGGTGAAGTCGCTAGAAACATAGCGGTCAACGCCCATGATTGCAGAACGCAGAGCAGGAGGAATCACGAAGCAGCGATCAGTCATGGGGACATCTGCGTCATCCATTTTCTTAATCAGTGCGCGGAAGCCTGCGTCAGTAAACACATCGCCTGTCACAACTTGGTCAACCGCATACGCAGTCAGGCCAGTAGAGCTGTCAACGTAGTACGTGTTGGTGTTAACCCACTGGGCACCAGTACAGGTTCCTGTTACCGGAGTAGTCAGGTCAAGTGTGCCGTTACCAAACGCAGTGCCTGCGCGGAACAGATCGTTGTCAATCTGGCGAGCCAGAGCATAGCCCGCATCTTCTGTGTAGAACTGACGCAGAGATGACAGAGCCTGGACGCTGACGATATCCTCAATCAAGCGAGAATACTCAAAGTGACGGTTAATCGTCAGAGTAGTTTCAAGCTCAAGATTCGCTTGGATGGTTACCGCAGTTGCTTCTGCCTTAGCATTAGCAGAGCCACGAACCGGCTTGGGCAGGTGGAGAACATCGCCCTTCTTGCCCTTGAAGTTCATCTTCTTGACAAGAGGAGCCATCTTGAGAGATTTCTGATAGGCAGCAATTACCTCGTCAGACCAAATCTCTGGAATGAACTTGTCTGCTGCTGTCTTATCTACTACTGCGTTCGCTGTAAAGAACGCGCCTGAAGTTTCGCTAGCCATGATGTGTAGCCTCTATTTAACGAACTCTACCTTCTGCGTAAGCCTGTCTAATTTCAGGCTCCATAGCGTGATATCGTTCTGGATTGGTTTGTATGAGTTCAATAATGTCCCGTCTGCGGTAGAAGGTCTTGCCTTTCGGCTCAGAACTTCCCTTTGACGACCCTGTTGATGCCTTCTTCAAAGTATCCTTACGAGTTGCTTTCTCTGCATCTAGTACGCTAGAAGCCGCGCTTTTGGTCGATTTCCATTGGGAAAACAACTCATCAGCTGCGTCTGTATCGAACTGACTATCTGCTCGTGAATACAACTCTTTACGCCACTTGCTTGATTGGACCCATTCTGCAAACGAAGGATCTCCAGCAATCTCGGCTGCGTCTGGATGCTTTGACATCAACGCGCTCTTTGCCTGCTCACTCCGCATTCTTGCGTTTAGCTCTTGCGCCTGCTTGATGGCAGGGTGAGAGTTGATGCGCTTGTCAACGGCCTTGTCAGGGTCAGAGAAGAAGTCAACCTCCTCTACGGGTTCTGTCTTTTTTTCATCTGATCGCGAGAGAATGAATTGGTCTACGACTTTGCGTAACTCGCCTACCTCTGACCCTTGCTGACCGATGCGGGACTCAGCTTCTTGGTGCATCTTTACCAGGTCTTGAATAGACTTGTTGCGGTACTTGTCGGGAACTTCCGGTTGTCTCGCTGGCTCCAACGCTACTTCTTGGTCATTGGATTCATCGAGTACGGAGAAATCATCTTCATTTTGTTCTACACTATCAATTAGTTCTGCCATCATTAAGCCTCATAAGACCAATCTAGCTACCCGATTCACTGTTTCGCTACAGTGAGGTCGGACTAGTCTTGGTTTGCCTTAAGTTCTTTTGCGATCTGCTTGTCTCTTGAGTTCAGCCACTTCATCGTTGCACCTGGGAAGTGCCCTGATGTCGGGTCTAGATACACTCGTGGGGCAGAGATCATACGGCTACCAATCTCATTGCAGCGAGGGCAATAATGCTCTGACTCATCTCTGACAAAGCACTCAAATACATGAGCGTTTTTACATTGATAATCAAAGATTCTCATTGCTTGACTCTTTTCTGCTATGGTCTATGGTAGATTCAAGGTTAAGGATAAAGGATAGAGTGTTTAGCTGCCCTTTGCGAAAGAACAGATCACTCACATCCTTTGTTGCCTCAACAGAATTTATGTTGTGAGCATTCTCTTCAAGCTCACCTATCAATAACTTCCAGCCATCAGACGCAAACATCTCGTCCATAGCGTTAAAATAGTCC